AATTGCGCGTGATCGTGCAGGAATTGGGCATAACTTTGTTTGTTGTGTCACACCTAAAAAGGCCTGATGGCAAAGGCCACGAGGAAGGCGCCGCCACCAGCTTGTCACAATTGCGTGGCTCTGGTAGCATTGGACAATTGGCAGATATGGTGTTAGGCCTCGAACGTGCTGCTCAACATGAAGACCCTATTGAAAGGAATACTACTAGAGTGCGAGTCATAAAGAATCGTTACAGTGGCGAGACTGGTAAGGCCTGTGCTGTGCTCTATGACAAATACACTGGCCGCATGACCGAGATAAATGAGGCTTCACTATGACTGACCTACGCAAAGCAGCAGAGGCGGTGTTGGAAGCGTGGGGCTGGGATATTTCTGAGCCACGAAGAAAAATGTTTAGAGAAAGAATGGAAGCACTACGCCAAGCACTAGCGCAACCGGAGTCCTACAAATGGGAACCAGCAATAGTCCATAACTACAACCCTGACGGCACATTGCAAAGCATCAAAGTCAAACTGACACCGCAAAGCGACTGGTTAGACTACGAGCCATTGAAGCGTGAATGGGTCGGGCTGACTGATGATGAAGTCTGGGAATTAGTTGATCAAAGCCTCAGTAAAAAATGGGGCTTTCTTGATGAACAGGCTTTTGCCAAAGCCATCGAAGCCAAACTAAAGGAGAAGAACACATGACGCTGGAAGATATTGAAAAATATATTGCTCAATACGACAACAGACTTACCCCTACGTTATGTTTAGCCATTGCACAGGAAGCGGCAAGAAGAGAGCGTGAAGCAATAGCAATAGAAGTTTTACAGGGGACTAAAATGCCTATGCAAAAAGATGTCCTTAAAATTGTACAAACAGAGCGTGACAGGCTATCAGTTGCTATTTGGCAAGGAGGGATTAAATGAACAGAGATAGCCTTATCAAATTTGCTAAAGAAGCTGATCGTGAATGGGACTGCGACAGAAATATGGTCGAGTGGTTAGAGTGTTTTGCTAGACTACTTGTTGATGAATACGGACGAATTTGCATAGATCCAACAGACCTTTATCATTTTGCTGGTTGGCTAACAGCCAGAAATGGTGTGATGCAAGTTGGAAGAAGTTGCGACGCATCGCCAGTAGCTTCAGCTACTAAAGAATATATTGAAACATATCCAGAGTATTTTAAAAATCGGGAATGGATTAGTCTTACTGAAGCAGACATCTATGAATTGATGGAGAACGAGGATGAATTTGACTTTGCCCGAGCCATCGAAGCCAAACTAAAGGAGAAGAACACATGACTGCAACAATTTTGGGTATACTAGCATTTGTGTCATCAATACTGAAAGGCCTGAAATGATAGAGAACTGGTCATCAGCAAAGGTCAATGTCTACCTGGAAGAGAAAGACAAAGAGATTGATCAGTTGCATGAAGAGATTCGGACTTTGACAGAGCAGCGTGACGATGAAGAGGCACGAGTCAAGATCTATGTAAAGTTTCTGTGGTCGCTGCTACACCCTGAAGAACTGGGGTGGGCAGTGTCTCAGGAAGTAAGAAAGTTGGCTAAAGAAACCTTAATCAAAACAGGAGAGTTTTATGAAACAGTCGGAACTGAAACTAAAATTGGATAACTACATCGGCTTTGATGATGATGGCTATCTGGAATGCTCGGTATTTCTAGGCAACGGCGATGACCCAATCATCAATGAAAAGTTTTCGATGAAAGACATCGTCAAAGAGTTTATTGATGTTCGATCAAGCAAGTTGGGCTTTGATAAGATGTATGACCAGCAGCGTGATATGGTCATCAAGACCTTAGAAAAGTCTATTGAGGCTCTCAAGAAAGCTGCATGAGCGCTTGGTTGATTATCGTCACAGGCATGATATACGCCTACATTGCTGTGGAGCAAGGCATCAAAGGCAACACAGCAATGTTGGTCGTATACGGTGGCTATGCCTTTTCTAACATCGGTCTTTACTTAATGGCGACAAAATGACTATCATACCGTTTCTGTGGTTAATGCTGGCTACGATACTGTTTGCACTGTGGAGGTCCTATGGTGAAGGTTAGTGGTGTCCCATATGAAGTAACACTATCGCCTTGGAATCCTCTAGACTACATCAAAACAAAGGAGCAGCTTGATGAATATGTTTCTGCCTACACTGCAGAACTTGAGCGTGAAAATGCTATGATGAGAGCACGGATGGACAGACTAGAGAATGAACTTAGAATCTCAGACGAGTTAGTTAATTGCCTGAACATCGAAGTTATAAATCTGAGGATGAAAAATGACCCCAATTAGTGTATCATCAGCGATGAACAAGAATGGTGTATTGACACTGTACATACTTATGGACGATGGAACAATTCTGAAAAAGGCAGAAGATGAAACAAGATGGCAGCAGATCGATGCTATTCCTGGACATAGAGACGAACAGCAAAGCCAGCCAAATTTGGTTAGCAGTGACAAAGGACGCAAGAAGCGGGGAAGTTAGATGTCATCACAAGGCAGACACTTTATTAAAAATGTTAGAGGCCAAGCCGTTGTTAGTGGCACACAACGGAATAGGATTCGATTACCCAGTATTGAACAGGCTATGGAATACGAAGATAGTTCCATCGATGTGCATAGATACCCTGGTCATGTCAAGACTGATGAACCCAAACCGAGAAGGAGGCCACAGTCTAAAAGAGTGGGCTACGAAGTTAGGAACAAAAAAGATTGATTACAGCCGTGTGTGGCACCGGATCAATAAAAAGCCTTATGACAAAAACAGTTCTGAGGCGTTTGATAATCCGCACATGGCGCTGCTTGAGAAATACTGCCGCAGAGACACAGATGTACTGGAGAAGGTTTACTATAAACTTTTAGAGGAACAGAAACAATATGACTTCTCAAAAGACTCAGTCGAACTTGAACACCAAGTCGCAGTCATCATCGCAAAGCAAGAGCGAAACGGCTTTAAATTCGATATGCCTAACGCTATGGTCCTATTGGCAAGCCTTAAAGATAAAATGGCTTCAATTGAGGCATCCTTACATAGCATCTTTCCGCCAATCGTTACCGAGCGAATTAGTACAAAAACAGGAAAGAGACTTAAAGACGATGTCGAAATCTTTAACCCCGGCTCACGGCAACAAATCGCAAAAAGGCTCATCGAAAAAGGCTGGTCCCCGAAAAAGCACACAGAAAAAGGCCAAGTGATAGTTGATGAATCCACTCTTGCAGGCGTTGATATTCCAGAAGCCAAGGCAATCGCAGAGTATTTACTCATACAGAAACGGGTGGCTCAGATTGAGTCATGGATTGATGCTACGGCAGAGGACGGACGGATTCACGGTAAGGTCATCACCAACGGAGCAGTCACAGGCAGAATGACACACAGTAGCCCAAATATGGCTCAGGTGCCTTCGGTAGGATCAGAGTATGGTGCAGAGTGTCGTAGTCTCTTCACCGTGCCACGAGGCTATAAACTCGTTGGCTGTGACGCTGCATCGTTAGAACTTAGGATGTTAGCCCATTACATGAAGGATAAAGAATATGCTAGAGAAATCGTTGAAGGTGATGTCCACACCAAAAACCAAACTGCAGCGGGTCTTCAAACACGAGCGCAAGCGAAGACATTCATCTACGCTTTACTATACGGGGCAGGACCTGCCAAGATCGGGAAAATTGTTGGTGGTTCGGCAACGCACGGCCAGAAACTCATCGATACTTTTCTTCGGAACACGCCGTCTTTGCAACGCCTTCGCAAAACGGTTGACAAGCTATCGCTACAGGGGACTTTACCAGGTCTTGACGGTAGGAAACTACACATTCGCTCCGCACACGCAGCACTTAACACGCTACTACAGGGCGCTGGTGCGATAGTGATGAAGAAGGCACTGGTCTTGCTTGATACTGAACTTAGACGGTACAAGTTAGATGCTCGTTTCGTAGTTAATGTGCATGATGAGTTCCAGCTAGAGGTAAAGGAAGAACACGCACAAAAAGTAGGGGAATTAGCAGTTGACAGTATCCGCAAAGCTGGTGTAGCATTGCAGATGAGGTGTCCATTGGACGGTGAATACAAGATTGGAGATAATTGGTGTCAGACGCATTAGACGAATTACCAGAGCCGGACACAGCAATTCTTATTGCCGTTGTGGACAAAGAGGTTCATGTGGCGTATTCTAAGAACCTGGAAAGTAAATTTGATGATTTGCTTGACATTTTAGATACTGCTGCTATGATGGTGGCTGAAGAGCAAAAAAAGAAGTTAGACCCTAGTATCAAAATTCATTGACCTAAAAGGAGAATCAGATGAATGATGTAGCAAAACCAGTGAAGGTTAAAGCCACAGTCATGTGGTGCTTTCACAATAAAATCAATTCAATGGCTAAAAGATACACAATTGATTTATGTAATCTTTCGCCGAACGCTGTAAAAGCGATTGAATCTTTGGGACTTAGTGTTAGTAAGCGCGAAGATAAGCCAGAGAAAGGCTTCTTCATTACTTGTAAGAGCACAATCCCATTTGAAATATTCGATTCCAGTGGCAATGATTTAAAAGATGTTGCCATTGGTAACGGATCTACGGCTACGGCTGTAGTTGGTCTTTATGAGTGGAAATATGAACGTAAAGTTGGACTATCTCCCTCATTAAAGAAGTGTATCATAGATAGTTTGGTGACCTACGATGCGAGTAATGCAGAAGAGGTTGATGAAGAAGAAGCGCTGTAAACATAACCGAAAGGATAATTATGTACGTTATTAAGTTTAATGGTCGTAAAGTATCACTGAAGGCATTCTCGGGACTGACTAAGTATGAGCAGGCTCGTAATGCACTGCGTAAATATCTGCGAAGCAAAGGACTGAGCCGTATCCACGGACAACTCGGTTACTCCATCTCGCGGGTATAATCAATGATCGCACTTGTTGATGGCGACATTATCGCTTATACAATCGCTGCTGGATGCGAGGACTATGACGATAAGACTGCTATCAGCAAGTGCTCTGAATACCTTGAAGACCTCGTATACATTCATGCTGGTTGTGACGATGCTGATGGCTGGCTCACAGGTTATCAGAATTTTCGTACAACAGTAGCCAAGACACAGCCTTACAAAGGCACCAGAACACAAGAAAAGCCTAAGCACTTAGAGTTACTTAGGACATACCTAAATACCGCCTGGAAGTTTGGAATAGAACAGTATCAAGAAGCTGATGATGCCATCGGCATTGCTGCTTATTCGCTGGACCCTGAAGAGTATGTTATCTGCACCACCGACAAAGATTTGAATATGATTCGCGGATGGCATTACAACTTCAGAAAGAATGAAAAGTTTTGGGTTGATGAAGACGACACACTGTACACCTTTTATATGCAAGTGCTGACTGGTGATCGTGTTGATAATGTGCCTGGCCTGAAAGGCATTGGGCCTAAGAAGGCAGAGAAGATTTTAAAAGGCTGTAGAACTGAAGATGAGTTGTATGCCGCTGTACTTAAAGCATACGATAATGATGAAACTTACTTAGAAGAGCAGGCAACTTTGCTATGGATACGAAGAAAACCAAATCAGGTCTGGAAAAAGCCCCGATAGTTTATGTTGAATGGGTTGATGCCGTAGCCGATGCAGGATGGCAAGAAGGCGTCAAGACAGAGATACATCGGTGCTTTAGCATCGGTTGGATTGTGTCAGAGTCAGACGATGCCATCTGTGTTGCTAACACAGTCAGCATGGACTCCAGCAACTCCAGAATGCACATACCGAAGTCGTGGATTAAAACTAGGAAGGAAATCGACATTGAAGCCATCATCAGCGAAAGCAAAGGGAAGAGTTCTACAGCAGGTAGTAAGAGACCTTATAATCGCAAAGTTCGCTCTGGAGCCTGATGATGTTCGTTCAGTTAGCATGGGCGTGTCGGGGGAAGACCTGCTTCTTAGTCCAGCAGCCAGACGGAAGCTACCAATCAGTGTGGAATGCAAGTCCAGAGCAAGCATCTCAGTATATGGACATTATCAACAAGCGAAGGACAACTGTAGAGGATACGAGCCAGTGCTCGTCATCAAGCAAAACAGAGATAAGCCCTTGGTTGTGGTAGACTGTGATTATTTTTTTGAACTGTTAAGGAGAGTAAGCAATGACAACGTATAGATTCATCTACGAAGGCCAAGAGTTTGATGACAGGTTTGACAGTCCGTTTCCGTCCGAGACAGTGATTGAGGCACGGCATGACTTTGGTCCTGACCAGCCTTGGCATCCGATTCTGTGGCAGTTCTGCCGCTTCCTTGAGCACGTTGGCTTTGAAGGTGTACGCCAGAAAGTTAAGATTGATGGCGACCTCAATGAGTGTTTATTCCAGCGTTACTTTGAAGAGAAGCGGTACACTGAAGAAGATATTAAGGACTACTACGATGCGCTGAATGAGGATGCCGAATGAAACTACTGATGCTAGACATCGAAACAAGCCCCAACACTGCACACATTTGGGGCCTTCGTGACCAGTACATCAGTCCTGAGCACTTGCTAGAGTCTTCCTATGTCCTGTGTTGGGCAGCGAAGTGGTACGGCAAGAAAGAAGTCATGTTCGATTCTGTGTTCAAGACTAAAGAACCAAAGAATATGCTTCAGCGGATTCACGACCTAATCTCTGAGGCTGATGCTGTGTGTCACTACAATGGCACACGCTTTGACATTCCAGTGCTCAACAAAGAGTTCCTATTGCATTATCTGGCACCGCCTGCTCCTTATAAGCAGATTGACTTGCTAAAAGTAGTTCGCAAAGAGTTCCGTTTTGCAAGCAATAAGCTGGACCACATTGCACAGAGGCTTGGACTAGGTCAGAAGACTTCACATGAAGGCTATCAACTCTGGGTCAAGTGCATGAATAAAGACCCTGCTGCGTGGAAAGTAATGGAGAAGTACAACAAGCAGGATGTTCTGCTGCTGGAGAAAGTATATGATCGTCTGCTACCTTGGATTAAGTCTCACCCTAATCATAACCTCTTCAACGGTCACGGTTGTCCCAACTGTGGAAGCGGGAGACTGCAGAAGCGTGGATTTACCTACACCACCACCGGAACTTTCCAAAGATTCCAGTGTACGGATTGTGGTTCCTGGTCCAAATCCTCCAAAGCAATAAAGGAACACGCTAATGTCACAGCAGCATAAAACACTTGGCGACTACATCGCAACAAAGCAGATTGGCGGTGACCACTACAAGACTGGCATTCAGCCTTGGGATGTGTTCCTAGACTGGCAACTAGACCCATGGTTGTGTAACGTCATCAAGTATGTACAGCGGCACCATCGCAAGAATGGCAAAGAGGACCTGGAGAAGGCACTGCACTATTTAGAGTTTGCATTACAGAATTACGATAAGATTAAACAGACTTACTATGATAAACCATGAGCGACAACTACAACAGGCATTCGCGCTGCTAAAGGAAGGTAAGGACTGGCAGCAAGGATTTAACCTGTTTGAAAGCAGAGAAGTACAGAAACTACCATTTGAGTTAGGCGTAAAGACTCCACTGTCACGAGCACCACTGTGGAGGCCTGGAATGGACGTAGGTGGACGACATATTGTACTGTTGCCAGAGCAAGGCATCGGCGATACAATCATGTTTGCTAGGTTTATAGACCTATTAAAACAGCTACCAATAGCCTCTGTATCGATGTCAGTGTCTAGGAATATAGCACCGCTACTAGGCTCTCTTGGCCTTACTAATGTTATGCATGGGGAGTGTAATGTACCAGCAATGAAGGTAAAGATAATGTCGCTACCAACATTGCTACTACAATACAACTCATTTCCACACCTAAGTAAACCAAAGAAGGTTCACGGCAGCAAAGGTTACTTCAATGTTGGCGATGTAGAAAAGACGGACAAGATAGGATTTTGTTGGTACACTGAGAATACATCGTGGAACGCAGTCGCTAAGAAGATTCCAATAGACTTAGCAAAAGAATTCTACGATAAGTTGAGCAAAAAAAGATCTGTGGTATCATTGCAGATGCAGCAGGACTTCATGCCTCGCTATCTGGACTCTGATAGCTGGCTTGACACTGCAAAGAAGGTAAAGGCCTTAGATGCAATCGTGACTGTAGACACGGCAGTTGCACACTTGGCTGGAGCACTGGGGGTAAGAACTATAAACCTTATTGGGGAGGAAAGATATGCAGGATGGTTTTATTATCCGGTTAAGTCTGCTAAAACTCCGTGGTATGATTCTATGGAACTTATTTGGTATGAACCTTACACTAACTGGAAGGCAGGGCTAGATGAAGCACTGAAGAAACTATGTCGCTAACACTAAGAGATATTATGGAACGCATGAGCAAGCTGGACGAGATAACTTTATTAGAAGTCCTAAATATCTCATCTGAGGAATTGGTTGAGAGATTTGCTGATAAGATTGAAGATAAGTTTGATGAACTGGAGATAGACCTAGATGACTAAAATGAATAACTATTCTGAATTTATTGCAAAGAGTCGATACAGTCGGTTCTTGCCTGATATGAATCGCCGTGAGCATTGGCACGAGTCAGTGAATCGCTACATGGTGTTTATGTATAAGCACCTGCAGGACAAACACAATTACAAGATGACTGATGAGTTGTACAAAGAACTCAAAGACGCAATCATCAATCTAGAAGTAATGCCATCAATGCGGTCTATTATGACTGCAGGTAAGGCACTTGATCGTGATAACACCGCCGGATACAATTGTTCATACCTGCCTGTCGATGACCCCAAGGCCTTTGATGAGGCCATGTATATCCTTCTCTGTGGCACAGGCGTAGGCTTTTCTGTGGAGCATAAATATGTCAATGAATTACCTGAAGTCCCTGACCAGTTGTTTGATTCTGAGACTGTTATTTCGGTTGCAGACTCTAAAGAAGGATGGGCTAAGGCTCTCCGACAACTCATCGCTTTACTATATTCTGGGGAAGTGGCAAGGTATGACCTATCCAAAATTAGACCTGCTGGAGCCAGACTCAAAACTTTTGGAGGACGTGCCTCTGGTCCAGGGCCTTTGGACGAACTTTTTAAATTCACTGTTGCCAAGTTTAGAGCAGCCGCTGGTAGAAAACTTACATCAATCGAATGTCATGATATTCTCTGCAAAATCGGGGAGGTTGTTGTTGTGGGTGGGGTACGAAGATCAGCAATGATTTCATTGTCTGACCTTGAAGATGACCGAATGAGGGGAGCAAAAAGTGGAGATTGGTGGACACACAATGGACAAAGAGCACTCGCTAACAACTCAGCAGCTTACATTACTAAACCAGATATTGGACAGTTTCTTTCTGAATGGACAAGCCTTTATAACAGTCACTCTGGAGAGC